GAGATACACCATTAAGTATAATTACTGGATTATTAGCTACATTGGTATTATCAAAAGTTACTTGATATGTATATAAATTACCTACAACCAAACTATTTGTAGGTGTATTCCATGAGCCTATTGTTGTTGAAAAGCCATGATTGAATTGCAACCGATTGTTTGTGCTATCAATAAACAATTCTTTGTTAGCACCTTTTGAAAACAATCTACCCGCGTTACTTCCACCTGTACCAATGTATTCAAACTGTCCTCTTATTGTAAATGCTGTCAAATCGTTTATACTTGCATTTTTAGCAATAGTGCATATTGATGTTGCAGATGTAAAGTCAAGCATGTATGGTAAGCCTGATGGCTTTATCCATGTTGCACCACCTGAGAGAGTACCGTTGTTATTATTGCGTGAAACATCAGCAAGAGTTGTACTATCTGATATGTATGGATATTTTGCCATTAATGGTGCTAGTCCAAGAGCATATTCGGCAGATGTGATTTCTTGGATGAAGAATTGGGAAAATTCCGCATAACCAGAACCATAGTGATAACAATATAACAACGGTGTTGTTCCAGTTAATTCGCTGGGTTGAACAATCAAGCCGACTCTTGCAGATTGTGTTTTTGTTAAATCAGAGCTGTCTTTTATAATGGCTACTCCATTATTATAAAGCCTAATCTTTGCACCGTCAGTATCGCTATTATTAGTCCCATAAACGGTAATTAAATAATATTTTGTTAAATCTAATAAATTGAATACATCTCTTCTCCCATATGCGTTAGTCGCTGATGTTAATCTGTATTTATTAGACACTATACTATCATAAGATGAATTCCACCCAGTAAGCGAAGAAGCCCATGTGTCAAGCGCAATGTTGTTGCTCCTTTTACCCTTGATTAAATTTCTGCTATTTTGCAAGTTCTTCACCTTCCATCTTTACTGCTTGTGCAGCTTCGATTGACGATTTAAAGCCTGTTTGCATTGCTGCTATATTGGCTTGCATTTCTGTTATCTCTGCTTCGCATTTTGCCAAGTCAGCTATTAATGCGTTTCGTCTATTCTGCAAGCTCTCTAATTCTGCATTTTTAATTCCGTACATTTCTACTTTAATGTTATCTATTCTTGCCATTGATTTCACCTCCGTATTTTAGAATGAGTATTCGTGCAAGCCAAATATAAAATCTACTGTGCCTGTATCGCCAATAACTTTTGCGTTGACCCACAGTTTAGTTCCTGAATTTGCTCGTTTCATAATAAATTCAACTGCCGATTGCCTTAATGGAGAAGGGATTATCATTGCTACAACTGTTGAATTGCCATCGGTTATACCTTGTGCTTCGCTTGTGCCAAAGGTAAACCTTAAATAGGTTAACACCGTTCGCTCTGTTGTTGTAACCAATACCTTGTGGCAATCATATTTAGTCATGCCTGTTTGTACTGGTGTGTCACCTGTGCCGAGTACATTTATAGCAGTACCCCAATCATTATTACCTGCATCAACTCTGAATGATACAAGAGATTCTCTATCAGCTTCATGCACTCCTGCGTTTGGACTTGCGGCATCGCCAAACCATATCTCGTTATTGTGAACATGGTGTTCTGTTTCGTAGGCTTCTTTAAATGCTCTTTCAATTAAGTTTTTCATTATTCATACCTCCACTAAATCCCAGCGGCAGCGTCTATGCACTCCGCAACAAATGCTCGTGCTGTTCCTGTGCTTTGTACGATTACGAATTTTAATCCGTATGTGTTATATACATTCTCAAACAACTCAACCATCTTAACTGTCTGCACATTAGCAAAGGTAAACGCTGCATCAGCAGAAGCTAGTGTATAAGCACCGCCTGATATATTTATTAAATATTTTCTGATGATTAAAGTATCACCTGCTTGCATGTTGGTTAAGTCAATCCTTAAGCTTAAAGCTACTTCAACTTTTCCTGGGTCTGGAACTTTAGCATATACTACTGTTTCGCCTGCGCCTACTGTCGGTGTATAGCTTGCGCTTAGTCCGCTTCGTGCTGCGTCAAGTGTTTGTTCTAATTGTGTGGTTATGCTTTCAAGCGTGGCCGTGCCGCCTTGTATTGCATTTATCTTTGTTATTACTGGTGCTAAACTGGTTATATGTCCGCCCATTTTATACCTCCTAAGCCCACGCTGTAATTTGCATTACTAACCCTGAGGTTGTACTTGCAAAGTATAGCGTACATGTTGCATAATTTAATCCTTCTTCGGTGTATTCAGCATCATCATTGTACTGTATATATGGTGCTACTGGTGTAGCTACTTTACCTGTAACATAAGCTACTCTAAATTTATAATCACCTGTGCCAAGTTGAGGTTTCATAGAAAACTTCTTAGTATTTGCAGGTAATGCTTGCGAGTATTCAGTATTAAGCGTAGTCATAGTCACATTATACACTGTTGGTGTAGTTGGAATTGATACATCTTTCGTGTTTAACGGATTAGATGCTGTTACCGCTGCCCCTGCCACATTAACGTGTGCTTGGACTTTGTTGGTTGTCCCGTCTGTTGTTTGGTCTATTCCAACCTTGCCTATTACGTCTGAATCCGAACCTAATTCTACCTTTATTTTATCGGTAGAGGAATTAAATATCTTTTCGAATATCTCTGTGATTCTTGGTATACTCATTTTGTCACCGCTTTCTTTGGTAATGGTTTAGGTCTTACCACTACTTCTTTTACTTCTTCTTTTATCTCAACCACTTCATCGTGTTTGTAGCCTAATTTAATCAGCGCATTTATAACGCCTTCGTCGTCAGTTACAAACACCCCGTCCTCAAACTTACATAACTTACAATTTCTTGCACTATTCCATACGATTCCGTTACCGTAAAATTTCATACTTTCCTCCCAAGATTAGAGGGAGCGGATTAACCGCCCCCAACTATTATGATAATGTAACTCCGTCCGATGCCAATATGCGCCATGCAAACGACGCGCCCAACTTAAATCCATACAACACAATAAAATCACCTGCTGTATTTAGCGTAATTTTAGTGTTTCCTGCTGCATTGATTGCTGTTGCTACTGTTATCTCACGCGTTCCGCCACCCGCCAATGTGTCAACCGATATTGCAATCATTTGTCCCGCAAAGGTAGGCACCGCAAGAGTATTTGTTTCTGCTGCGTCTGCTATTGTTAATGCAAGGTTACCGTTGCCTGTAACTGGTATCGCCGCTGCATGTGCTGCTGTGATTGCCCTTGCCATTGGGGTGGTAATTGCCGCAAAGTGAGAGGTATCAACCGACCCCGCTGTGATGTGTTCACTATCAACTGCGTTGTCTGCCAATTTAGTTCCATCAATCGCATCTGCGCCAATCATCGCTTTTAATACTTTAACTGCGCCTATTGCTGTTACCCCTGTTGCGCTAATGGTTATGTCACCAGACACGGTTGCGCTTGTAATATCTGTACCATCACCGATTAATATTTTACCACTACCTTTTGCATCTAAATCTGTCGGTGCATCTGCTGCGCCACCGACTTTGATTGTACCGCGCGTCATGTTAGCCAGTTTGGCGTTAGTGACGTTATCGTCTAATATCTTCGCTGTGATAACTGCATCTGCTCCGATTGCTGTTGCGTCTACCGCGCCTGCTGCAAAATGTGCTGTGTCAATCGACCCGTCTACATAGTGTTCACTATCTACTGCGTTGTCGGCCAGCTGTGCGCCTGTTATCGCATCTGCTGCGATTACCGCTGTTGTGACCTGTAACAACCCGATGTGTGCCGTGTCGATTGCCCCTGCAACTATATGTTCGCTATCAACTGCATTGTCGGCTATCTTTGTGCCATCAATCGCATCTGCGCCGATTTTAGCTGTGGTTACCGCACCATTAATTATTTTTAATGTGGTTACCGCATCATTTACTATCTTTGGCGAGGTTACTGCGTTGTCAAGTATTTTAACTGTGGTTATTGAATCATTGGCAATAACTGCCGCTGGATTCAATGTTTTTGAATTTACACCGTCATGGTCATGTCCGTCTGCTGTTGCAAACAAAACGTCGTGAAATTCATGCTCCGCCCAATCTTTTAACTGTGGGTTTCTTAACTTGTTGTAATTTACGTCTATTGCTCCCATGCTTGTTCCTCCTTTTAAAGTAGACGGGTATATTTCAACCCGTCATTTGTTCCTTTATGCTATTGCTAGCCCTGTCAATGTACCATGTGCAAATTTTGGCCCGTGGTCTAAACCAATCTGCCCGAATATCTGACCGTTTTGTGCTGCGCCTGTTCTTGCCAATTCCTCATAGAATAGGTTACCCTTGTTAGGTACTGGCTGGAACACTGGTGCAATAACGCTCATGTCGTATATACCGAGTATTGCTGCGGGTTGCATTCTGTGCGCTGGTGCTACGCCGATGTTACCAAAATCAGTTTCTAACTGCTTGATGTTTACGCCGCCGACATTTCTGTCCTCTGGTGCATAACCATAAATATTAGATAACTGTTGTTTTTGGAAACCGCCGCAGAATATAACCATGTTTTTGAACATCGCGCCGTTGGTGAACATTTCAAGCAACAGCTCGTCCATGAGTGCTTTACTCAATTTCGCGCCTGCTGCTGCTACTGTGTTAACGGAACACGCTTCAATCATTCCTCTTGTTTGGTTTGATTGGTTTGCTGCTGCCGCTAGCGAATAAGTCCCTTGCAGAAAATGCCATTCAACTCTGCGTGCAATTCCTTCAAGTGCTTTAGCTATCTGCCAATCCAACTCGCTCATAACGTTGTTAGATGCGCCTGCGGTGTTTATACCGAGTAGCCTGCCTTGATTCGATTGCTTAACGTAAGATAGCAACACTTCCGCTTGGAATATCTGTGTTACGTTCTTGATTTGGTCTCGGACGTAATTGATTGGTGATACGCCAGCAATTGACTCGTCCTCTGTGATGTTTTCCTGTGCAAGCGCTTCATGGTCGTACTCGCTCGATGTAGGAAATTCGAAATTGTTTGTTTGTCTGCCACCTGTTAATCCACCAATCATTGATAGAAATGGTGTGTTAATCATGTCGGCTGTGAAGAGTTCCCCCGTATAATTGGGAAGCGCCCACAATGTTCCAGTCGCCTCGTTTGCCATAATTTATTCCTCCTGTTTTTCATTAAAAAAACACCCTTTATATTTGAGTGTTTCGTTTGTTTGTAGCTTTTTTAAAATTTCTACTTTTGCCTCTTTGGTACCCCTTTTTGAGCTAAGGATATTTTTTGCTTTGTTTCGTCAGAAACATGAAATCCAACCATGTTTTTATTGCCAATCTTTGCTTCACTTAGTTTTTTTCTCGTTTCTTCTGACGCTTTCTTCCCTAAGTTAGCTAATCTAAGTTTTTCTTTCTTTTCTTCTGAACATGGCGGCAACTTTCTTCCTGTCATCATTTCAGACATGTGTGCTTTATGTTCTTCTGACCATTTTACCCCTTTTCTACTCGGAGGCGTAATGTTTTTTTGTTTGAGAACTTCGCGAATTTTATCTTTTGTTTCTTGTGAATGATTTTTGTTTTGACAGCCTCCAAACAATCTGTTATATCCACAACTTCTGTCTGTGGCATTATAAAACCCAATCCAATATAACTCGCGTTGATCGCGCTGATCTTCAATACAGGCTTCAAGGATAGAATATTCAAAAGCCTCTAACCCATACTTGTTATAAGATGCCTGTAAATAACTATTGCCATGATACCCGCCTTTTAATTCGCTTTTATGTCCGCGCCATCGCGTGGTACAAGACTTGGATTGTCCGATATACACCTTGTTTGTTATTGTGTTTCTAATGCAATATATACCGGATATATGGTTTTTAATTGGCATACCATCAACTCCTTTTTAACATTATATCATAAAAAGGTGTGGGTGTCAATTTATAACTCCAAACTGTACCGTTTATTTTTTATGTTCCTCTCGGAATATTGCGTTTTTCAACGCTATTGCTTCCGCGGTATTTCCTTTTTTTACCGCTTCCGCGTATTGTGTTTTCATAGTTTCGATTTCCGATAACGCTTGACTCGGTGGCGGATTCACCCCTGTTGACGTACTCGCAATTTTGATTTGCGGGAATTCTTTTGCCAACTCTTCGGCGAGTTCTTTCAAACCTACCGCGTTTCCGTTCTCGTCAATCTTTATCTTGCTACGGTCAATCAATCTTGCTACCAGTTTCGCGTCGAAGCCTTCGAGGCTTTTGATTTCTGCTAATAGCAATCTCTCATTTGCTTTACTCATTGCTGCATTCACGTTGTCGTCAATCATTTTCTTGTACAACGGTGCTTTTGTGACGTCCACCACGTCCTCTGCCGACAATCCTAAAATTGTCTTTACCATTGTTTTTACTGACTCCGCTGCTTCCTCCGCTGCTTTTCTTGCTAACCGATTCTCTTTCGCTTCCTCGCGTATAGTCCGAACGTAATCCTCCGAAAACGTTTTTCCTATTGGCGGTATTGCGGTTGTTTCTGTTGTTGTTATTACGTCTGTTTCTGCCATATCAATGACTCCCTCCGCGCATCTGCGCTTAATGTAACAGTTTTATGACTTGTTTAGGTCACTTTTTTCTGTATACCATACCATCTTTTGACTTTGTGTGTATTGCCTTGTCGTTCCATATATCACTTGGTATCCCGTCGCCATCGTCATACGCAAAACAATAATGCTTTGTTTCCCTTTCGTCTTCGTATATTACGTCAGATTGCGACCACTCGTCTATTTGTTCGTCGTAATGTATACACGTTTTGCATCTGCTACCGTTCATTTGCCAAACACCCTCTCTAACATATTTGTGATATATGCTGGTAACGCTTGCCCAGTTTCTCGCATCGCGAATACCTCTGATAAAAACTCATGGTCGTCTGTTTTTGCATACGACGATATGTTATAAATATCGCCATCTCTTCTTGCCTTGCTGTTTGTTACCATTACGTCCATTATTTTTGCGTTGTCGTCCGCCGTTCTTGCATACGCACCATTTATCATTTTAAACTTTTGGTCTGCCAACACATGCCCGTATTCGTGTGTTATAACGTCCTCAATCTCGTGCCCCGTACGTATTACATTCCCGCGTGAAAACTTTGCCATTTCCTCGTATTTCTTTAATACTTTCTCGTAATATTTTATGTCGCTTTGTCTTGCCTGTTCGCTATAATATGCTTTCGTTTTCGCTTTTTCTAACCACAATTTTGTGTTGTCCACCGCTTCATTGACCTTTTTAGGGAATTCAACATTCGAAGCGTACGACGCAATACTTGGCTTGTTAATAAACGCCTCCCCAAATTTAATCATTTGACGGTTTGCGCTTGCATACGCTTTCGTTCTGCCCGTCTCTATCGATTGCAACACGTCTATTGGATACTTGCGCGTTAAATTAAACAATGTTTCGTTTATTTTGTTTATGTCGTCAAGGTTTTTAAATATATTCTTGTTAACTGTTATGTTAACCGCATATTTATCCATTGCCTTAAACGCCTCGTCTATTGTCTTTGCTGGTACAAACTTAACAACAACGGCTTTAGGTTTTGCAACGACCTTCGGTGCTACTCCCAACGTTCCCGCCCTCTTTTTCGCCCTGTACGCGCTGAACGTTTTTGGCACGCTCTGTGGGTCTTTTGCTTTTTCCTTTTCCCACTCCGCCCTGTCGCTTCTGCGCCGTGCTTTAACCGCTTGCTCTTTGTTGTAATTGTCAACGCTTCTCTTGTCCGATGCCGTTAACTCAAACGGTCTGTTTGACTCCGCCTTCGTCTGTGCTGGGTTATCGTCAAATTTAATTATGTATGGCACCGCGCTGTGTGTGCAATTAGGGTGTATTGTTGAATGTCCACCGCTAAATACGTCGTCTAACTTTGGATACCCCGCCGTGTTGCCCGAAATGCTGTATACCCTGCCCTCATACACCGCGCATATCTCACACGTCGAGAAATGTGACGGTATCTTTACTAAGTCATACCCCGCATCTTGCACCGCTTGCATTGATGCTTTATTTGCAGCTTCTCTTGTTGTTGTTCGTGCGACCATCGACGCATACGCATCTGCTTTTATTAATCTACCATTTTTATCCTTAATTGCGGGTATCCCGTTGTCTTTTAACTTCTCGAGTAAAACGTTTTTTATTTCCTTTACGCCACCGCCTACGCCCGACGCCACCGCTTCTAACCCCGCCTGCCTTATGTTGTCTTCGATTGACCTACCTATAAATTGATTTGCGTCTTGTAAACTTCCAACGGTGTTGTTAATTAACGTTTTCATTACCCGATTGTTTGCGGCTATGTCCGACACGTTTATGTTTGCTGCTCGGTATGTTTCTAACACTTTGTCTATGCCTTGATTGTACGCGTCGGTTATTTCGCCATTCGCCCACTTCCCCGCAAATTCGTCCAGCACCTCTATCTCTTGGTTAATGCTCGTCATTAACTTCCTTCTGTATGACGTCGCGTTGCCCCGTGCTTCTTGCGCCTCGACTATCTTTAACATTCTATCCATCGACGCTCTATATTCGTCTCTCAACCGCTGAATGTTTTCTGGTATTGGCTTTGGCATATTTACACCAAAAACAACGTATATATTGCCCCTTCTTTCCCAAACCAAAACAACCCCGTCTTCTTTTTCGCTACCCATTCGTTGTTAACAAACTTTTCAGATATGACCCGTCTAAACCTCAATCTGCTCATCTTGCGCCTCCTGTTCTTCGCTTTCCTCGCCCTGCGCAATTTCTGGTATGCTGACGGGTGTTGATTCCTCGTCGCTGATACGCGCCATTTCTTCATCGGCTTCTTCGTCTGTCATACCATCATATACTTTCAACGCCCTGTACTGCGACATTGTTGCTTTGTCCGCTGTTCTGGACTTCATAATTGCAGCCTCTTCAACTGGGTCGCTCGGTAATCCGTCCGCCCACTTAATCGCTACGTCAGTTATTTTCTTTATGCCTATACCGCCTAATTCACTGCATAACTGTATCGCCTGCTTTAACGCTGGGTCGAATCTCATGCGTACGCGATTAACCTTTGCCAACGGCGAAATCATTAACCTCTTTAACGCGCTACCCGACGGCACCTGTCCTGTTGATGTGCTTAAATCGCCAAACACCGCACTACCCATTTCACTTATTGTATATAACATTTGTGTTAACTTGTCGATTTGCTTGAAATTCGCTTCCAATTGCCCGTCCCATGTGATGTACTTAACTTCTGGGTCGTCGTTTGTGTCTCTCGCGAAATACCCGCCCATCTTCAACCTGTACTCGCCTGTAATAGGGTCGCGCTCTAACGCTGACGCTGCACCTTGTACGCTTGGATTTGCGTGTTTGTCTAATATTCTGTCTATCTGTCCCACGCGCACCATTATATCCGCTACTATGCTGTCGATATCTGTATAATCGTCCATACCTGTTATTCTGTCTGATACCAATATGTTAGGTATCTGTATAATTGCGAAATCCGATAACCCCGTCCGAACAACCGTACGCGCCTCTGTTTCTTTCGCTATGGTTTCGCCGTCTAATTTATATGTCCTCGTTTCGTACGAACCCCGATAATGTATTCTAACGTTTAATGTGTCCCCGTCCGCCCATGCGATAACGTGATTCACAATCTTATGTATGTTCTTGATATCCACTACTGGATACCATATACACGGCTGTGTAATATCAATGCCCTCTTTGCTAATTTCTAAAAGCCCGTCGCCATACCTCGACACGTCAATCGCTGCTTGGTATGCCGTGTTGATTAAATCGCTCGTCTTTATTATCTCGTCAATCGTTTCCTGCGACGTCTTTGACGTGATGCTTGGTACCTCGCCTAATAATAAATCTGCTACCTTCAAGCTCATTAATTTTTGATAATTAAAAATAACTGGATACGATACGATGTCTTGAAAATTAGATATAACACGCTCAATGCGCTTCAATTCTTCCTTATACACTTCCGCGTGATTACATTCAAATAACGCTCTATGCTCGTTGTATGTCTTAATCCTGTCTCGCTCACACTCGGGCGGGAACACCTCGCCAATGTCTAAAAAACTCAAACTTGTTAACACGTTGTACCCTCCCCTTGTATAATATATTCCCACGCATACCCACCTGTGTGTTTTCTTTTTCCAACACATACCCGTGTTATGTGCGTGCTTTTTAGATTATAATGCTCTGCTGCTTCTTTAATTGATTCAAACTTTATGCCTGTGTCAATGTTTAATACCGCCCTTTTAATTTTTTCAATAGACGCCAACCTTGCTTTGTCCATGCTTTTATAATTGCCTTTTCTGTCTTCTGACCATTTTTGTTTTTGTTCGTCGGAATGCGTCTTTCCAAAAAACGGGTTATTTTTACCTAAATAAACCCCATCTTTTTTTCTTCTTTGCTTTTCTTTTGTTTCTAGCGTGTGTCCGTATCCTAACGTGTTTCCTGCTATTCTACATATGTTTAATTCTGGATTCACCTTATCAATATGCGCTTGTTCGTATGCAAGCATCTTTTCTTTGTCCTCTACTTCTTCAATTATAGTAAAAATCAACGACTCCGCCCCATATTTATTAAACATATTTTGTAGATACTTATTTGAATGCTTCCCACTTTTTAATTTCCTCAAGTGCTCCGCCCATCGCTTTTTAAATCCTACCGTTGTGCTCCATATATATTTCTTTTCGTTTATTTGTATTTGGTATACGCCTATTCTCATTGTTTGCCCTATCCTTATATGTTTATGTTTACGAACCCAATTGATGTCTTTGCTTCCCTCTCTAACGCATATCTCAACGCTGAAATTAAATGGTCACGCTTTCCAACCGGTATTGGTATTACATTCCCTTGTTTGTCCTCTTGCCATTTATACTGCGCTATCTCATTTTTAAAATTCTGACAACGCATATCAACAAATATTTTGTGCTGTTGTAACCATTGTAACCCGTGTTGCACGCTGTCCTTGCCCTTCTTTGCGCCTAACGCAGAAATACCCTCGTTTTTTAATTCCTGTATGGACTTCGGCTCTGCTGAATCACAAGTTACGTATTCGTATCCAATTATGTTTTTTATTTCGCGTGCCAATACATCATTGGTTAATCCTTTTTCATACAATTCGTCTAACACATATATGCTTTTATGTTTGCGGTCATAATGCACCCTAATTAATGCTGCTTCATCTTCTGCAAAGCCAAAATCCAAACCATTGCAATAATTATCAGCCGTTTTCCTCATTTCTGATAAATCCTCAACCGACCAATTCTTGAATATTACCGCGCCCAACACGCCCCAATTGCCTAACGTGTAAACGTTGTAATAATATTCGTCCGTTTCGTTCTCTAATAATTTTTTATCGTCCTCTGTTAAAAACGCGTTGTCCTTGTACGTTGTTTTTAATATTGCGACCCCGTTGCCTTTAAATTCGCGCTTACTATCTTCCCAACCATTAAAAAACTCTGTATATATCCACGACGTTTTTAATATCGGATTAAATGTTATTATCACCTGCTTCTTCCCCGACGTTTCGCCACGCAACCGCTTCGTTAATTCTTTGTAACTCTGATAGCTGACTTCTGTGCCTTCCTCTATCCATATCTTTTCTATTACTCCCTTTATTGGTGTAATAGACTTTAGCTTCTGTGCGTCGTCTAACCCCGCAAACAATATTTGATTCCTGTTTTTCTTATATGTTATTACCATGTCCGTCTTGTTGACACTGAACGCGCCTTCTAAATCGTACATCGTAATACATTTCTGTATTTCGTTGAATACGCTCGCCCGAATTGTCTTCGCAACGTTACGCACAACCAAATAACTCCCTATACCCGACGTAATGTCCGCAATAACCTTCTGCGCCATAAATACTGACTTTCCCGACGACGAGCCCCCATATAATATAATAACGTCTACGTCCTCACATTGCTTTATGTACGGCAAATATATTTTATTTACCCTCATTTCCATGTTATACGCCTACTATCTTGATTGATATTTCCCCGCCGTCCTTGCCCGTGACCTCGTTCTTGTCTACTTGCGATAAATACTGCTTTCCTAACCATATTAACATTGTAGAATTGCCCTTCTCTGCCGCTTTCCATTGCATACGTCTTAATGATGCGTGCCCCTCTTGTCTTTTTGAATGATATACGCGACAAAACTCTTTGTCCCGTTGCATCGTCCGCACGTCTACGCCTAATATGCCCTCTAATTCTAACTCCGTGCACTGTATTGCGGCTAACTTACCGACCAGTTCATAATCGATTGTTTTCTTCGGCCTTCCCCCTGCGTGCATTGCTTGCCAACCCTTTCTTTGTGTTTATATGCCTGCTATTGGTACGTGCAATATAGGGTTATAATCTACGTTTGCCCGTGTTTTTAATGTGTTGCTGTTCTTACCCTTGTCCCTTTGTATTATCTCGCTTCCCCATTTTTGCTGTAACAAATCAAATTGCTCGCGCTCTCTGTTGTGATTCCTTATCGTTGCACAACCTCCCGCTTGTTTTGTTTAACGCTGCGTTCGCGGCTTTTTCTTTCGCGTCGTCAAAATCAACCACAACGCACTCTACTTCTTTGTCACCCTGTGCTTTTAATATTTTAAATCGTTGGTGCCCTCCAACTATGTTTCCTGTTCTTTTGTTCCACACAATAGGCTCTATATATCCAAACGTTTCTATGCTGTTTTTTATATGTTGATATTGTTTATCCGCTGGCTTTAAATCCTTTCTAGGATTATACTTGGCTGGCTTCATTTCTTTAACGTCAACCATTTGTATTGTCATATTTCCCCCTGTTCTAATCCATTGACTCCCGCCCCTGCCCGCTTTTACGCTTATGGATTTCATACCCAACAAAAAAGACGCCATATCAGTTACGGCATCTTTTGCTCTCGCTTATTTAGCTATCTTCACTAACTATTAACATTATAGCAAATACCCCTCTTAACTGTCAACACTTTTTCCGAAATTTTCTTACAATCTCAGTTTTCTTTCTACTGCGAATAAATCTCTCGCCATTTTCAACGCCCTGTATATGTCTCTTTCCGTTGCCCCAACCTTTTCGCAAACCTCGCTTACTTTAATTTTTATTTCACCCCGTTCCTTGCACTCCGCACAATATACCGTTTCTACCGCTGTTTTTGCCTTCGTGTGTCCGTTTGCGTCTAATATCTTTATTACATTGTCTACCGCTATTAAGTCCTCTATTTCCGCGTGTTTTTCGTCGTATACGCGTTCTCGATGTATCAACGCCGCCTCTGTTGGGTTGCTAACTCCCGCTCCCCCCTTGTCCATGTCGCACAACTTGTTGTTTATGTACTTTTCCACGCCCCCGCTTTGATAATAAAATCTAAATGCGTCGCTTGCATAATCCCTAATGTGGTCAAACTTCATAACATCACCTCGCCTATTTTCTGCAATTCTGCTATGTACGCCCGTCTTGCGTCTTCTTCGATACAATACGCCCCTATCCGTATTTTCTTCCCCTCTATGCGTATATGTGCCATCCACTTATCTCTTTCCTTTGCCACGCCTACGTATTTTGACACCTTGCTCTCGTGCCTGTTCTGCGCGTTTTGCCTCACCGTTACACTCCTAATGTTTTCCCTTACATTATTCAACCCGTCCCCGTCGATGTGGTCGGTGCATCTGCCTCCGCCTAATATTTCACGGTGCATATATACCGCCTCGCACTTCCCGTTTGTTACCACCGTTCTAACCGCATACGTTAAATTTTTTGCAACTGTGTTTTTCCGCCACTTGTTTACATTAATTCTTTCGTAATCTTCGTCGCTTACGCGCGCCACCCCTCCGTTTGTTAATTGTATTTCTCTCACCTTTTACACTCCTTCCCGCACTTTGAACAAATATGCGTCAATCTCTTATACAACGGTTTTTTGTTTAGAATTAATATTCTTAACTTGTAATTGTGAAAGCAGGTTATTTGCTTCCAAAACTTATTCATCTGTTTTGCTCCTCTATATCGACAAATCTGCTTTTATAATACCAATGCTCTTCTCCTCTATCGTCTTTAATGTAATAGGTTTTGGTTGCTGGTGCTTCTTTTTTTGCTTCGTACTCTTTGCCTATCGTTAGTTCACTCTCGCATGTGTTGCCCACGCAAACCACAATCTTTTTCTTTGGTTCTGCTGTCTTTGTTTCAACTTTCCACTTATCCATTTCCTCTCTAACCATTTTCCCACCATATGCCTTTTTAGCCATACATATAAGCAAGCCTTTCTCTGCATTATATGTATCGTGTTCATCGCACTTGGCTATGGTTTTTGTGCCATCGTCCCATATAATAATGGTTGCAGGTGGGTTGTAGATGACTTTTTGAATAAGTGGAGTTGTTACCTCTTTAAACCTTGATGCTGATGCGTACATATAGGTACCATTGTCGCATTCGTGTATCTTATATGTTCTCCCATCGTTTTCTACGCTTACTAAGTATTTTCTCCCTACTGTCAAAAATTCTTCTGCTCTATCGTTGTTAATACATTTTACTGTCATTTTTCTTCCTCCTTTTTCCACTCGCTTTTCAGCTCTGCCCAATTCAATATTTTCAACTTTGCAATGTTGTACCCTATTACCCCAGTAGATATTCCGTAGAATATTACAAAAGGTATATTGCCTATTGAGTAATTATCTCGCAAGGCTATAAGGGTTGTTGTTGCTGATATTGCTATGACTAAGCTAATTATTCTTTTCATCGTTTTTCCTCCTCTACTTTTTATGGGTAATTTATCCTCTCTTCTAAGAGCTTGCTCTGTGCCCATCTCTCCATTGTTTGCAATTATGACTTCCCACTGCGTTGACGGAGAGCTACAAGTAAACTCCACAAGATCATCTTCTGGTGCCGTTATTCCAGAAGGAGTGTCGTGCAAAGTTTTTTGTTTTGCTTGTAATTTATTAATGTCTTGAAGCATTTTCTCATAGAATATTTTGTTCATTGCTTTTCCTCCTTAAATAATTTATATGCTAATTTGAGATGCTCACCAATTTTGTCTATGTCTTTACCATTGAACTTGAAATGGCTTAGTCCAATTGGGCAAAACTGTGTATCAAATTTATGATTACTGCACTCTTTAGGTCTGCTCTCGTATATAGTACAAAAACAATATTTGTCTTTCCATATAAGGTGAGGACACTCTCCGCCATTAATCGGGCTCATTCTTGAACAACAATCTCCACAGTGTAAACAATACATCTGATTTATTCCCCCTTAAACAATCTTGCTGTTTTACGCTTAACGCTCATGCGATTCCACCATGTTTCAAGCCTGCACACTTTTAACACTCTAAACAAACTCGGTCTTTGCTGCTCTACCTTTACAATGTCGCCCTCCTTGAGTTTTTGGTTTGAATACACTATATTGTACCCTGTTTGTGTCCTCCATCTTGCCATTAATTCTATGTAGTATTGGTCTTCTATTTCGTCAATTTGTATTTTCATATGTTTTGCTCCTCCTCTATAACTTCAAATCTATCCTTGTTAAACCATGATTCTTTATTGTCATCTGTTGTAATAACATAAAATGTTTTTATGCCGGAAATGTCTTGCGGTTCATATACCTTTCCAATGGTTAAATATTTTTCAAATCCAACATTGTTAATGCATTTGACTTTCATTTTTGCTCCTCTCCAAATCTTTTTTAGTAGTCTTAACTATCTCCCTACTGTTGTTGCTGTTCAATATGTCTACTAATTCCTCAATAAACTTACCTAAACTTTGTATTCTTACTGATAATCTCCCTGCTTCGTTAGCATCAATGTATAAATTTTCCTCGTGAACGAAGTAGGTTACACCTATAAATTGTTCGGAGTCCCATGGTAGATAGCCTAATTCGGATAGTTTCATTTTTTGTATTGGTTTCATGTAGCTTCACCATAATAATCCTTTATAACCCTGATAGCTTCATCTGCACCTTTGCATATATCTACCCTGTAAAATTGCTGTTTTAGCTTGATTATGTACTCGTCTTGCTTGTCTGATAACACACCTCCTTTTATGCGCTTCATCTCGATAAATAGTCCATGATATACTCCGTTTGCTACTGGCAGAAATACATCCGGCACCCCCGGTTTTACTCCTTGCTGTTGTAGGTGTACCGCTTCGATTATGTTTCTTGAGCCGCCATTTGGAATTGAAAACATTAATTCAATAAACGGATATTTATTCTTGTTCAATTCCGCCCATCGGAATAGCACAACTTGTTCTTCGCACTCCTTTGGTATTAATTCTTTAATATTTGATACATGGCTTGTCTTGTTTTTGCGTTTTTGTGACTTTACCTTAACTTGTGTGTCCTCGCATTTAAAAGGCAATTTTGGCTCATTCTGTGCCTGTATGATTTTGTTGAAGTGTTCTTGTGTTATTCGTGTCATGTTGGTCCTCCTTTTAATATTTAACTCCGATATAATCTAATACTTTACCTAACCCTAAGCCGTTTTCTTCTGTCGGTCTAATGCAATAATCGTACATTTTTGGGTGTGTTATTTTCATGCGCTGAAATCTGTTGGGTTCCTTTTCTAAATGACAACCAAACATACAGAACATGCACCCTGTTCGTTGCTCCCCTGTTGTATGTAACGGTCTGCCTGTGTCGTCCCCGAACAAACTTATCTGCCCTTCTAAGTCATCTTCAATTTCTCCATAAATAGTCGAATATGGAATGTTAAATTTTTTTATGTATTGTAATATATCTTGCTCTTTCCAAAACGATAAAGGTTTCGATATTGGCGGTTTTGTGTCGAACGCGTTGCATCCAGTTTTTAACCATGCTTGTTTTCTTTGTCCCGATTCATCTGCTGTTGTGCCAACAAAGGCTCTTGTTCTTTTTTGATATACTTTTAATGGCTTTTTTTTTATTTCTTCGCAGCACTTGCTTGATATGCAAAACGGCGCGTTAATTAAATATTTATATTTTTTATATCTTTGCTTAAACTCGTCCCTGTTGCCTTTTGGGTCTTCCCCGTTAAATCGGTTGGTTGCCCACACTTTGCTTTTTTTTGCATAGTATACCATCTTTGCCACCTCTTTGCTTATAACTGGATACCCATACTTTTTTATAACCTCAACGAATGTCGTTGCAGGCTTTACCCATGTTACATTATCTATTGTTTTTACAAATTCTCTTATCTCTGGATATTCTAATCCTGTATCAGCAAAGACCGCTTCGACATCTGGATACATTTCTCTGACTATGTGTAACAAAACTGTGCTATCTTTACCGCCACTAAATGACACATTTACATCGCCCTCCCAATGCTCGTACCATTCTCTTATGCGTTGTTTTGTTTTTTCTATTTTGACTTCTAGTGGTAAAGATTGCAGTTGTTTTAATTGCCACATCTCATGTGTCATTTATCTGCTCCCCCTTTGTAAATTAAAATTGCCAAGACGATTAAAAAAATAAGTGATAGTATTGCAAGGTTTAATAATATTTCACTCATTGCCATCACCTATTTTCTTTACGCTGTTAGTTAACATCTGCTTAACTGATTCAGGTAGCTTGTCCAGTGCTTTTTCTCGCTTTGATATTTCTTCGTATGACTTACGAAACCCACTTGCAATTACCGATGCAACTATGTTGGCGTCCATTTGTGAATACTCTCGCATGAGATTAGCTGAACCAATCGCTTTTTGAATTGCCACTGGTAACTTGTTAAACTCTAAGTCAGCATGATAACCACTATTACAGATGCCTGCATAAGCTAAATCCCATGCTTGACTTGTGGTAATTTCGTTTGTTTGAGTGAATAGTCGGAGCTTGTCCTTTATGTCAGCTATTGTTGGAGGGAATTTGCATGTGTTTATAACTGACTTTACTGCTTGAAGCGTTTCTATGTAGCTATCATCTTCAAACATCATGTGCCACACTTCGATTGTTTCTAATCCTTCTTTAACTGTCATGTCTTTAAATGATGATGGATATGATGTTTTAATTAACCCAAGTATTACGGTTATCTGTTCTTTTGTCATCGTTTTCTCCTCTCAGTATTTTTGCAAACACATTGCCTGTTTCTTCTTCTTTCCGCTTTGACACCTTTTGGTTTAGATAGCCCTCAAACTTATTACTAAATAATGTTTCAGGTCTTAAATACATCTCCATGTCAGTTCCAATCCATTCAACACATTTTTTATCAATCACATCATAGAAGTTTTGAATAGTATATTTATCCTCACCCTCTCTTTCATTAAGGCGTGCGTTAATTAAATCTTTTGTTTTTTGTGAGGCGTGCTTATAGTTTGTCCCTGCTCTTAAATTTAAGTAGTTGGTAATTTCCTTGTATGGCTCATTGCTTGTCAGTAAAACACCCTCACCATCTTTTGCTTTATTAGGTGGTCTTGTTTTTTTAATTGTTTCTTTTTTTGCCACGCCTATTACTATCTCCCTATTACCTATTTCTTTTATCCCTATTACTGTTTCCCTATTACCTATTACTGTGTTCTGGTGCTTGTCTTGTTCTTGCACCGTGCTAACACTGTGCTTGTATGGTGCTAATACTCCACTTTCTAATGTTGGTATGATACTTTCCGATTCTTTTATATGTGGGTTTTGATGTACTGCAAACTTGTTAATCTGTATGTATTGTGTATTGTCTACCACATATCTTAATATAAAGTGTTCTTGTGAAAAGTATAGCAACTCAAGTAAGTTGTCAACATCAACATTATCATAGGGCATTAATGACGCTTTGATTTTTAATGGTCTATCCTCAAGTCTACCCTCTCTGTCAGCTATGCACCATAAACCAATAAATAATAATCGTGCTTCAAATGGCAGCGCAGATAAGTATTCATTCATAAAAAAGCCAGGTTTTATTGTTCTTGCTCTTGCCATTTACTTTCCCTCACTCTCTAAATATTCATTTAGAATCATTCTGACTAAACTCACAAAACTCAATCCTTTTTTTGTAGCCATAGCCTGTAATATTTCGTATGGCTCGCGCTTAATTGTAATATTCCTATTTACATTTAAACTTTTTCCTCTCATTTTATCACCACCTTTTACTATATTATACCATTATTATTATACATAATCAAGAGTTATCTCGGCAGGAGAGGGATTATCTCCCCCTCGCTAAAATGGTAGACTTTCGTCTGCATCTGATTGCTTTGAAGTAGGTTGATTGCTTTGTTGTGTTGGCGTAGCTTTATCGCCGCAAAAATAACATTCCTCAACGATGACATTAGTTGAATATTTCTTTACATTATCTTTATCAACCCATGAATCAATTTTTAAATTGCCTGTGATAGCTATCATTTTTCCTTTCTCAAAATATGAAGATATAAAAATTGCTGTTTTGCCAAAAGCTACGCAATTAATAAAATCTGCTGTTTTTTCTCCTTTTGAATGTCTATCTACTGCAATAGTGATTTTAGTAATTTCCATTCCTGTTTGCGATTGTGTAAATTCAGGATCCTTTACGAGTCTTCCAAGTAAAATTACTTTGTTCATTTTGTTACCTCCGTAAATAAATTGTTTTGTGCCGTTTCTTCTTCTCCTGGTATTAATTCTTCAATTCTTGGTTGTGATTTGTGTATGCTTATTCTTTTGTTAGCCATTATGCAATATTCTTCTGCTATTTCAAAACCTATATAATTTCTGTTATTTAATATTGCCATTTTTGCGGTAGTACCACTTCCCATAAAAGGATCAAGAACAATATCACCTTCATTACTCCAAGATAGAATATGTCTCTCACATAATTCATCTGGGAAAATTGCTGGATGTTTATAAGCTATATTATCTTTTGTTGTACGCATGAATCCTGTATTTATAATCCAAACATTATCCATTTTTCTCTCATCTTTACCTTTTTCATACTTCATAGCTTTTGTTGTTCCGTCTTTTTGTCTGGTAGTGCTAATTTCTTTTGTATTTTTTTTCCATATTGTTTTTTGTGTTTGAATATTAGTCGTCAAGGGTTTACCTTTAGACAAAACAAACATATATTCAAATTGTTGATAATATCTATTTGTCGGTGGAAAGGGATAACTGTTTTTCTGATAAATCATAGTATCGTGAATATTAAATCCAATATCTTTGAAATATAAAGCGTGATTAAAAGAAGTCAATGTTTCGCTTCCATTCTTATCATGTCCGTCACCTATTATCCAAACTACTACTCCACCTTGTTTTGTAACTCTATATAATTCTTTGGCAACACCCTCAAAATCCCATGAAAAACCATTGTATTTTCTTAAATTGTCATATGGAGGTGAAGTTACAGTTAAATCTATGCTATTATCTGGAAGTAATTTAATTCCCTCTAAACAATCCATATTATGTATAACATTCATTTCTAACACATTTACCCCTCCAATTTTTTAATTAAATTATTTATTTCATCATCTAATATTGTTTGTATGCCTAACTCTTTAGCTTCACTCACCACCCCATCTATAAATATTCCCATTGATTTACTGTCATATCGGCTACTGCCTATCAGTATAGCCAGATGCTTGAATGTTTTACCGTTCAATTCACTTTCGCCTACTTCGCAGCAATGATTATTTGTTGCTCGGTACACCATATCAACTGCATCTGCTATTACTGATAATAACTGTGGCTCACGCTGACCATATCGCTTTAACATTTCAATATATAATTCATCTTTGCTCGTACGCAGAACATCAGCTATTTTAGAAATTAAAAGCCAAGCATACGAATTTGCATCTAAACTCCTTGCCTTTTTTCTCTTTTCAATTTTTAAATCTACAATCTCCCCTTTCTGCAACAATTCTCTTATCTGCCTTGCTTGTTCCTCTGCAACAGAACGGTCAGCATCAATCTGTATAAACACTGTTACCACACCCATTACATCTGACATGACGCTTATACCTTTGACTTTGCTATTCAATGTAATTCCTCCCTATGATCTTCATAAATTCTTCCCTCGTGTGTGTCAGCTCGTATCGCATTTGTGTTGCCATTTTTAATGCGTTATCCAGGCTGTGTCCGTTTATACCATGCACTCCGTTTGTGCCTGTGTGATGATTGGCACATAGCCTTACTTGAAAGCCATGCTGCTTTGATAACTGACTATTCTTTCCAAAGTACACCTCATGCAAATGTGCATAAGGCATACCGCAGAATAAGCAGAAGTCTGTATCTGTTGGTTTAGGATTTCTTATTTTTGACATTTGAAGCACAGAGCCTTTCCTAATTTTTCGGTTGAATATTTATGTATGTTCTCGGTTATTGATACACCGCATGAGGAACAGACAAACTCGCCTGATGTTGGTGACTTTGTGGTCGGTGTTGGTGGAATATCTTTGTCGTACTTTGTTTGTGCTTGCCAATATATGTCCGAACCTACGCCCAACGCTTTACACGCAACCGACAACGCGTCCGTTAATGCCATCTTAAAACACTCGTCCGATGTGTGCAATCCTTCCTTTTCCTTTTCAACGAGCATGCTCCCACCCGTTCCATAAATTGCGTGACTCCACTCGCCATCAACCATAATAAATAATTTGATGGTTACAAACGCCGCAATCTCACCGTTTGCCCCGTCTAATGTTTGCATGTTGTCTATCTCATACTTCCAACCCACCCCACACATTCCAAAATGCTCGGTTAACGTCTTTATGCGCCACATAGGGTTAATATCTGTTTTGCCTTTTAATCTGCCCCCCATGATTGTTTTTTGCGCTTCTACGGGCACCGCTTTGACCTTGTTATATAAATCTAAATTTCCCATCGTGCTTCACCGCTCCCTCATTTGATTTGTATGTTGTTGTGTTCTACCAACATCGCACCGTTGACTTCTTCCCCACGTTTTATTGCGCGCTTGATTTCGTCCTTGTCGATTCTTGGTTCGCTGTATACTAAATAATCCTTGCTTATGTCGCGCTCGTTCAATATTTCTACCATCTCGCTTTTTCGATATGATATTTGCACCCTTGCCGTCTCAAACTTTACGCCCAAATACCTCTCTAAAAACATCTTAATGTTCTCAGCTTTGCTCTCTTTCGCCCTGCGTCGCGTTGCTAATGCTTTTTCTTCTTCGCGTATTGTTGACGCGTCCGCAACTAAATTTTTATAATACAACGCTAACCCCTCAACCTTTTCGTTCTTCTTATCAACAAACTCCGCCAACGCATCATAATCTAACAACTCGCCGTTCTCGTCAATGTTTCCGCAAACTTCTATTATCTTTTCGTCTATCTCATACAATGTCATTTTGTCCAATTCCCCCCTCGCCAACTATATTTTTTAATGTCCGAACTTAACTTAAATATCTTCTTCATGTCGCCCTTGTGAATATACGCCTTGCATTCACCGTGGCACCAAAAACTACTCTTCCTGTCGATTGTCTCAAACACTGCGCATGAAACGTCACTGTTTTTGTACGCGTAACAATTTTCACACATTCTTGTTACCCCCGATTGCGCCACAACCGACCAACGCCAACGCCCACAATATAAACAACATTGCTATTACCACCATGCCCTGCACGATTCCGATTGCGTCCGTCTCTATTCCCCCCGCTACACCTAAAATCAAAATCAATCCTACCGCACTCCCGATTCCGCATGCTATCCTCATTTGTTTTCCCCTTTCATCTTATCCTCTACGATTTTAACTATTGCCGCGTTCATGCTAATCCTACTCTTCCACGCATATTCTTTAACCACTGCGTGTAATTCCTTGCTCATTCTCAAATTAAATCCCATGTATTCACCCCCTCGCGCCGTTGATACCTATAATGTATCACATACCATTAGTGTTGTCAATACCAATTAATCTGTCCGTGCATGTAACATATCTTACCCCTTCTACTATTCCCTCGTACGTATATCTGTACGCCATGCCATTTCCCCCGTCGTTCACTGTATACGTTTTTATGTTATCAAAAAATACCTTTTCTCTTAACAAAACGTAATCGGCGTCCATGCTAATAACCCCGTTCTTCTTTTGTACCTTTATTGCGTCCTGCAATTCTTTTATTTCTGTAAAATCTAACATTATCGTTCCCCCCTTAAATAAATATCTTTGTCGTTAAATGCCTTAACCGTTCCAGACGCCTCGCGCCTTCCCAATGTCTTTCCCATCTTGAACCCGCACAACCTGTACTTGTTGCTCATAAACTCAAATTCCTTGCCATAATCGCCCTCGTTATACCCCCGCCCCCACGCTTTTCGTCTGAATTCTTTTTCTTCCCTTAACATTTTGCCCCCCTATAATCCGTTATCTATTATCATTGCATTCTCTACGCTGTACGCTTCCCGCTTGCTGTATACGTGCCGACATTCAATTTGATTGCCGTACACGTCCATTAACTGTACGACCCAACTTTTAACCTTGTTGTCGTACCACTTGTCTACGTGATGCGGAACGTATTGCGCATCTGGTATACACCTTGTCCACTCCGATTCCGTTAATCCGTTAATTAATATACTCATAATCGCTCCCCCTCACAATACTTTGCATCGTGTTATCGCTGTTTGCTTAACGCCGTTATACTCTGAATGCTCTTTTATGCTACCCTTTAACGATATTTTGTCGCCTTCGCGTGCGTTTATGCCGTTGCTACTGTTCCACTTGAATACGTTTTTGTTTTCGTCTTCAAATATATAAATATACGAAACGCCACCGTAATAAGTAAAATGATTTTCATATGTTATTATCGCCTTCACCGTGACATTAACCGTTATCTTGTCCCCAACGTTCCCGACGTGCTTTGATTCTGATACCGTTTCAACCTTTTCCGTTTTTGCAATTTCCTTCTTATACGCTTCGTATGCGTATGCGATAAATCCACTTGCTTTTGTATACTCTGCGCGCAATGCGTTTTTAATGTTGTTCATAAAAACGTCCGACGCTTCGTATTCTTTTGCCTTGAAATATTCCATAATTTCCGTCGCCTTTGCCATGTTGAGATTGTTGCCGTGTTGCCACGCTTCGTCCGCTGTCGAATTTACAAACTCGGTTTTTTTGTATCCGTGTGCGTCAATTTGCCACACGCACGCCGCGAGATATTCTAGCGTTGGCATGTACCTATCCGAACCGCCTAAATGCGACCTGTCGCCTTTTGGCTCTTCGTTTATTATGTCATTTATGCTCGCATACGCCCCGATTACCTCGATTGCGTCGATGCCAGTATACTCATGTACGCACGTCGTGCCGACTTGCTTTACGACGTCGTTTTGCTTCAATAGAACGGTCTTGTTGCGCGAACGATTAACGTTGCAATGTTCGCACTTGGATTTTGCCGTCCACCACTCTGCGCCTATTTCCATGTCCCCGAACACATGGATAACGTTTCCGTCTGTACCGTGCTCAATTAACGCCTCTACTGTGTGTGTCCCAACCTTTAACTGTTGCATCGTGAATTCGTACGAAACAACGTCAAGAACAACGCTACCAATTTTGATTTTTTCGTTATCTATAATGTCGAACACGTCTACCTTTTCTGCGCCTTCGCCGATAACGCGAAAGTTCCATTCCATGCCGTACTTGTCCAACTTTTTTGTCGTTGCTCTTATGCGCTTCTGTAACTCTGTAAAATTCTGTTTCAAACATTTATACATTTTCGTTCCCCCTTCGGTGGACTTGTGACCACCCCTGTGCATTACCCGCCTTTCGGCGGTCACTCTGCTATCTGCTTAACTCGTCCCTGTGATAAAACACCGTATACTGCCCTTCCCCTTGATATTCTTCCAAAACCCTAAACCCTTTTTCATGCATTACCGCTTTGTCTTTGTCGGCTTCCTTCTTGCTTGTGTAATCGTACCCCTTTTCCGTGTATATTGACTTTTTCATTTTACCAGTCCCCTTTCTGTTCCTACGTATATTTCTTCGTTGTCGCTATTTACTACTACTGCTACTATACCACCGCCCGTCATAATGTCTGCTGCGTCTTTCGCGACGGATAACCTGCACGTCCTTGTAAATACTAACCTTGATATTCCCTTACCGCCTGTCAATACCACCGTATAACCTTGCTTTTTCATGTTCTGCTCCGTTTCTGCACCTGTGTGCGCCTTTGTTATACGTCAATAATACCACTGATACCATACCACGTCAAGCGTTTTGTAAAATATTTTTTTGTACAAAAAAGGAGCCCGCATCTCTGCGAGCCCCCGACTATTATACTTCTTCTACCTTCTTATCAAAATGCTTTTCGTACTGCTTTTTCATTGACCAATAATACTCGCTCTCGATTTCTTGCCCGGCCGCTTCCAACTCCGCCCGCATCTGATTAACTAATCGCACAACCTTTTCGTTATATTCCTTTTCCCTCTTTTGTATATCGTTTAACTTGTCCTGTTCCTCTCGCGTGACGATTGGTGCTAAACTCATAAACTTGTATACACCATACATGCACACATATGCGTTGTTGCTCTCGTCCCAATACCTTCCGCCAACGACTATGCTATGTGGCATGTGTGCGTCCTCGCAATAAATCGCGACCTTTGCCCCGTCTATTTCTATGTGCTCCGTCTCGCATTTATGCGCCTCGCCGTAACTGCCGTGTAATTTGTTGCATAACTCGCATTGATAAACTGTTTTCATTTTCTTGTCCCCTTTTCCGTTTTTTTGATTTTATTTGTGCGCACGCTTGTAAATTCTACAAACCTGTCGTGCAAATAATACTTCTCGTTCATTATTTTTGTCAACTTGCTTCTTGCCTCGTCCATGTTCTTTGCCATAATTTCGTATGTTTCGAAATTTATTACGCCAATGTAATTTCTCATTTCGTTCCCCCCGTTGATGCTGCAACCACTTCTATTTGCCATAACCCAGAAAAATACTCCCGCGTACACGTTCCGTGTTCCAAACATTCCTCGACCATTTCGTTCACGTCTTCGTCGTTTTCGTTCATCGCCGTCCACCACTCGCTGTTTCCTTCAAACACGACTTCCCCATCGTTTTTTACTACTATTTTTGCCATTTTGCTATCCCCCTTAATTTTACGTGGTCGGGATTGTGACCGACCTTCCGCATTACCGCGCTTACGCGCGTCACTCTGCTGTCTTGAAATTTCCGTTGGAATCCAACTCGAATTTTGTGTCTCTAGCTTGCGCTTTCAACCAAATGTAATCTCTCTTGCCCTTGTAATGAATTGGATATTCTCTAAAACTGTTCATGTAATTTACCATTCTCTCGTCCTCTGTGAAAACGCCCTTAACGTTGAACGTTCCGATAAACTTGTGGTCATCAGCGTAGACGCTCTTAATCGCAATCCCCGCCGATGTGTGATACTCGCCGTATTCAAATACCACGCTTGCCTCATTGTAAACGCGAAGCCATTTTTTTACTTCTTCCTGTACTGATGCTGGTAACTTGTTCAATTCCTTTAATGTGTTTGTTTTCACGTGTTTGCTCCCTCTGCGCCTGTGTGCGCCTTTGTTATATGTCAATAATACCACTGATACCATATAGTGTCAAGCGTTTTGTAAAATATATTTTTACATAAAAAAAGAAGGTACACAAGCATCTCTGCCCATGTACCTTTTATGCTGTTATCACGGTTATACCACGTACCCGTTTTCTAACATTTTTTTCACTTTGTCCGCTTCCGCCTTCGTGCTATACGCACCTATCTGAACCCGCCATACCTTCGCTGGCGTTTCCTCTTTTTTCTTCATTGTATCTGCGTACCGCTTGCCCTCTATGCCACATAATTCAACAAAACTATCCCAACGCCCTTCCCGCATCATACGTGACGGGCACTGTTTGCCACTAAAATCGTAATGGCGTTTTATGCCGTCTACTCCAATGTTGTTCGCGAACATTAACATGCCTACCAACTCAACCGTGTTCATTATTGTATTGTTGTAATTGTTTCCGATGCAATCGCACATTTCTATGCCAATACCCCGATAATTACCGCCGTTCTCGTCTGACCCGTCACCTGCATGCCATGCGATTTCGTCGTCGGGTATGTGGTGATATATGCTATGGTCGTCTACCGTGTAATGCCACGACACCCAATCCGACACCACAATTGGCTCGTTCTTGCTGAATTTGCGTTTAATGCTGTCATTCGAATTCTTAAGATATTGCGCGTGTTGTTTAGCGTTCGCCCCTTCCGCCGCGTTGCCTGTTTCATGTATCACGATAAACTTCTTTGCCCGTTTTGTTCCCGTGCGCATTACGCCGTCTACATCAATTATTGCGTCGTTTATTGGATACATAATCAATACCCATTAGGATTAGTTGGGTTGTTACCGATTGCATAAACATTAAACGCTTCTATTACCGTTACTATCGTAGTCAATAACACGCTTATTGCTGTCACTTGCTCTTGGTTCAACGCGAATATAATCGCTATTGTTGGTATCAAGCTGGTCAATACCCCTATCCAAAATATCGGACTTTTTAATCTGTTTTGCTGTTTCATTTTACATTACTCCTCTCAAGTAGTTTTTCTATACCTATCCTTATTCCGTCTACGTCTCTGCAATGGATTTTCAAGTCGCTGCTCACTCCGTCCAAGCCCTTTTCAACATTGCCCATAACCCTGTTAACCGAATTATCGACTTTGCTTACGACCGCTTCTATAGAATCAAACGCTTTTGTGTTTTTTCCCATTGCTGCCGTATTGTTTGCTATTATTGCGTTCCCTTGTTGAGTAACAGTTACAACTACCGCCAAAAGTTCTTCAAATTTTCTTTGCCGCTCCTCTGATTTTTTCATAAACTTTGGCGAATATATCCACAACCAAGCAAACGCCAAAATAACCGCAACTGTCGGTAACCCATAATTAATGTATTCCTTTATTATTTCTATTGCCATACCCCACCCGCTTTCGCTTAATTTTATTTAAACATCTCGTATATCGGAGCGTTGCCCCAAGTATATTGATGATTGAATGTAAACCATACATCGCCATATAATCCTCCGTCTTTCGCAAGCGGCTTTTTTTCGCAAATTGTATATTCATCTGGATAATAGCACCAATCTAATACTACCCATTCTTTACCTCTTACTGATTCTTTCCTGTCTGCCAAATACAAGCAATAAGCATGGCCTACTGTATAGCTTTCCGCTGCTCTATTTGGTTTTACCCAACCAGCCGCAACTTTCACCCTATACGGCTCAACTCCGCAACTTAGCATTAATTGAGCCATCAATATTGCCCCGTCCTCACAATCAAACTCCTTTTCTACGATTGACTCATAAGGGAATCGCCAAAACTCGCTGACCTTTAACGTGGCGTCGTCTGTTTTGTATCTCTTGTTTGCTATAACCCATCTCTGACAATTTAATGCAATCTCATTGCTGGTTAAATCCAATAGCGTGTTTGCTATTGGTTCGATTATATAATCCTCCTCTGCTAAAAATTTTCTTACATCAATTTTTAACCTTTGACCGTTCAACCACCTCCCGTTGTAGATTATCGGCGACTTTGGGTATTTGTCATTCCAAAAGTCTTTATTAAACGTTATCGCGGGGTCGGATAATTTCTTGCCGAATAAACCCATCATAATAACACCGCATAATAATAAACTGTTACGTTCGGCGTGCCTGCCGACATGAAATTCTGACCTACTCTAAACCCACCTGCAATCAGTGCAATGCTTAATGTCCCATCAACTCCGATTGCTTCTGACTCTCTGTCTGGGTTGATATACGCGGTATACTCGTTGCCCGTGTAATTACACGACACCATAACTGTTGTTGGGTTGAACCCTAAGTCTGCCTTGTCGGTTGTCGCATTTGCGTAATTCATTGTGAAACTTCCAGATGCGACCTTGCCGTATGTGCCAAGTTGACCAAGCACTGTGACTCCGTCTTTGATATTGGTCGCCGCCAAGTCCGCGTCTACTGTGGTCAAATCAATCGTACTCGCGTCGTCTGAACCATCGGTGTAACCTGTCGCGGGTACTACGTGTATTGTTGTTCCCGACATGTGCGCTGAAACTGCTGCAACATCACCCGCGTTGTCAGGCATTGTACCCGTGATTTTTGTTGCTGCATCGTTGCTATAACCCGTCTTGCCCGATAACAAATTCTCCGCAATCATGTCGCCTGTTAATACCGCGCCACCAACATATGTTCCCAATTTGCCAAACAGATTAACCCCGTCTTTGATGTTTGAATCGACAAAGTCCGCATCGGTAATAGTTACGTTGTCATTTACGCCGTCGCGATACCCCTCTGTCGCTCTTAATTTTAGGGTGGTGCCACTGACCGTACTAGATGCCGCAGCAGTATCGCCCGTCCTGTCTACCATCGTTCCTGTTATCTTGACGCCACCAACATACGCTGTTTCTGGCGCTAATATATGCGCGACTACCGCGTCTGCATCTGTTGATATGTCCTCTATTTTGCCCGCCATAACCGCGAAGCTATCAGCGACGGTAGATGCTTGACCCATTGTTGTAATCGATGCTGCGACGAGCGTTTTGCCGTCCGTGACCGCTGTGGCTGCGTTACTTATTCGCGTTTCTAAATCGTTAAGATTTGTTTCACTTAGTGCCGTTAACTCTGTCCATGTCATACGCTACCCCCTATGCTGATAATTGTTCTAATACCGTTATATCGTCGTCTATTCCTTGCCAATAACTAACGTACAATGCGAGTGTTCCCGTCGCGGGTACAAAATTGCGTGTGTCGGTTTTATCGACCTGCACCGCTTCCAACTGTGTCTTTACTTTTGACCATGCTTGGGTATCAACTGCAACACCACTACCATTAACTATTGTTGCATATACTCCGCCATACCAAACAATCCACTCAATATTGCCTATTGCCTCAAACGGTGCAATGTATGTTATACTATCAATCAATCCTGTTTGCTGTGATACCTGTTTGCGTAATAAAACGTTTAGCCCTGCGTCTAATACTTCGATGTATTTTACGCGGTCTGCAGGCAGAAACATCGGGAACAAATCGTCTGCTGGGAATAAATCGTCCGCCGCGTAAACTTCCGTGAATATATTAGGACTATCCACCGCTTCCCACGTGCGGGTAAACGTTTCGAGTGTTGTCAACACTTCGTCCTCGCTCAAATTCTCACGAACTACAAACGCCTTACCCATGTTCGCCATATCCCCGAACATTTTCGTCCAGCTTTGCTGTTCTGCGCCGTCGGAACAAACAACGTCGTATGCGATTATGTCGTCCTCGATAATTGATATAGTGACCGAATTAATTAAATATGCTGAATTTATGTTGTGTTCTGCCAATACTACTGTTAACAATTGTCCCGACGACAACCCGTCCCGAAATGTTCTAAATTTTATCTTCTTGCCAATCACGCCATATTTTGCGAGTTTAGCATTACCTATTTCAAACGCTGCATCGCGCTTGGTGGAATTCATTTCATCTGCGACGTCCTCAATTATTCCTGTGGTGTCGCCCTCTGCTGCTATGCGGCTTAATATCTCGGCTTGATTGCTCGTTTTAATTATTACATCAAATTCACCTTGATATAAAACCGTTAACGTGTCTGACGACGTGAGGAGTGTTTCTGCTTCGTCTTGGTTAATCGTGTTACTGCCCTTGCTCCAATAATACTTCTTGCCCGAATCCAATCCGCGAATACCAATGTCGCCTGCATCAACTGGTGTCGCGTTTAATGATAACGTTGGCTTTAACGCAATGGGGAACCCGACTATCCACGACCTTGTTGCTCCATCACCTATTTTGTCCTCTGTTAACGGGTCGGTTATGTCCTTCCCGCCTTTGACGTACTGTATGTTGCGATACGCATTGTTGTTTATCTCAACGCTGACACTGTTTACTTGTATGTCCGTCCAAGTTGCTGACCACGACGCTGCATATGTTGTTTTAGGTATAAAATATAACTTCTTGTCATAATCGATATACCATATATAACCCATTTTTTCTGCTAACGATTCGATTGCTTTCGTAACTGAAACATAATTGAATACTGCTTCAATTACATTACTCCCCGCGTCAATATTACCTATCGTCACGCCCTCGTCGTCTAATACTTCGGTAATTAAATCCTCGACTATGGTACCCGCGTCCATATCCTCGTACGCCTTTGCAATTACGCGTTTATCCGATAAATAGTGCATGTCCTTACAATTTATCGTGTGAAATATTCGCGCCCCTAACAATTTTTCTGTCGACGTGTCAATGTACCCTGCAAACAACGTGGTCGCGCCAACTGTTACAATAACGGGTTGACCCTGTTGATAATGCAAATTGTCTACGACAACAAATCTACACGTCGACCTCTCACCTATTGCATCATCTATTGATAAACTTTTTTGTAATACTAAAACTTCGGTTCCGTTAATCGTTACTGTCATATGCGTATACCCTGTTTAATCCTAATCATATCGACCAACGGCTGTCCCAATGCCTTAATTATGCTGTATCCGTCTAATTCAACGATTATATTTGCTACTCCACCACCACCACTTCTGTTCTCTGCTGCTGGTGTGATTTTCTCGCCCTTGTGGACGTACGCCAACATGTCCTGTGGTACGTAATCTGTGCCCACTGCGTATTGTGCGAGTCCGCTGCCCGTTGTTACAGGCGACCAGAACGTTGACCCGTTGCTTGCCCCTTTTTTGTCCCCGCCGATTAAATCTGCAATATCTGTGATTAACTTGGATATTCCACCTGTTAACCACGCCCATAAATCAACAATACCTTGCCATAATCCGTGTATGATTGCCTTGCCTAATGTTGCCCAATCGTATGTGATAAATTTTTGTACTATTTTGCCAATCAACTCACCAACAGCACCCATCATTATCGGTGTTGCTTTTATTAATCCACCCATAACAGCTTTTATTATATCTGCTGCTGCGGTTACTAATATAATGAGATTATTTGGCTCGGTTAAAAAGTCAACTAATGCCATGATTATTGCTATTGCACCGTCAATCAAAAACGGCAACGCCTTAATCAATCCATCTACCAATGCTATGATGATTTTTGGTGCCTCTGTGATTATTTCTGGTAACGCGGCTAATAATCCATCTACTAACTGCAAAATCACGTCTACGGCTATATTTAAGAGCAAAGGTAACATATCCACTATGCCCTTAACTATCGCGAGCATAATCTGCACGCCTGTTTGAATTATCTGCGGTAATGCGTCCATGATTGTCAACCCCACGTCCGCTATAACGTCCCACATTGTCGCCATTAACGTCGGCACCTCTGACAGTATGCCGTCTAGTAATCTCAACAGCAAATTAACTCCTGCTACAACAATGGCGGGTATGCTTCCTAATATACCCTTGATAACCGCCATAACCAAATCAAAACCCATCATAACCATATCTGGTAAACTTTGCTCCATGAAATCAATCAACGAATTTATTAGACTTGATATTGCGTTTATCAACGCGTCTTTGTTCTTCTTTATTCCCTCGACCAAATTCGTTAATATTGAAATTCCAACGGTCTGCAACGTAGGCAATATCTTTGTAAATCCGTCCATGAGTATTTTAATGGCGTCCCCTACCGCTTTACCCAACGAGAATCCAATTTTTGAGAAGTCGTTTGTTGCTACCGCTTTGTTTATTTCTTTGAACGTGTCGAGGAATATCGGCAAAAACTTCTGCCCCATCGACGTTGCCATTGTTTCCATCGACATTTGCGCGACACGCAATTGGTTGGGGAACGACGTTTCGAGCGTTCTACCAAAATCACCCTGTGCATCTGCAGTTACTTTCATCAAATAATTGTATCTCAATGTGGTCTGCTCGGTCTGACTCATTTTCTGATATGCTGTTGATATGCCCTCTGCCATCGCGTATGCTTCCAAATTCGCAACCGACATGTTAATACCTAACTGCTTCAATGGTTCTGTCTCGCCCGCGATACCTGCGCGTATTTTCTGCCATGACTCGTCATGTGATAGATTATAAAATGACGACATGTCGCCTGTTAGCTGAACAAGCCCCTCCGACATCGTTTTCGCGCTTTCTTCCGCGAACCCCGATGACTTCAACATTGCACCCATTGCACCAACATATTTAACCGCGTTAGTTTCGCTCATTCCTGCCGCGAGTCCCATTGTTTTAGTCCACGCGAGTACTTCATCGTGCGATTCCTTGAACGTCTCTGACACGACGTTTTGAGCCTCTGCGAGGTTAGATGCTTTTGTCGTGAATCCGTAAATAGCTACGCTTGCAGCTCCAACAGCAGCTGCTCCAACTGCCATGCCTGCCGCAAGAGTGCGACCTGCTCCGCTAATTATATCGCCTGCAGCAGATACACCCTTTTTCAATCCTTCGGTATCAGCGCCAATCTTGACCATTAATTCCGCTATAGTTGCCATATCATCACTCCGTTTCTTCCCCGCCGTATGCAGCGTTCAATATTCTCGCAATCGCTACCATTTCTTCTGGTGTTTGCTCTTTCTTTGGTGTTGACTCACCTAACAATTTTTCTAACTCTGGTATTTCTTTTGCTCGACTCAATACTGCAATGTACCAAGCTAATCCTTTTAGGTCGTTATATTTATTTTTCTGCTTGTTGGTGTGTCCTTCTATCATTGTTTGAAATTCGTACGGTGTTAACTTCCAGAATTCCTCTGGTCGCATTCCCATTTCGCCAACAGCAATCTTAAATTCATTTTCAAAATTCAAATAGCCCACTACCGCAGGCTCGGTTAGTTTGGGTTTTGTGTTTTTGCACTTCCCGCAACTACCGCTTGATTGATTTTTCCAATTATATCCTCTAAATTATCTGCATATTCATCAATTATCTCTAACATTTTCTTAAATGTTAATGTTTCGTCTTCTTGTTTTAACATTACCCACAACAACTTCATATAGGTAGTTATGCTTATGTCATTACCTATGTCTTGTATTTTTATTCCTGTTGTTTCCTCAAATTCAACCATCGCGCCATATCCTAATCTTACTTTGCGCGGTCTATCTAAATTAATAATTGTAAATGGTATTCCCATAATAATCCTCCCTTAAATTTGAGGGTGACCGAAGCCACCCCCTCGTGATTTATAACCTTGCCATATAAATTGTGTAAGTCTTTGGTGCTTTGTTTGTTTCTGTAACTACTACGGTGATTGTGGTTACGCTTCCTGCTACTCCCAAAGGAATGCTTGACGATGCCACGCCTGATGTTACCACGTTTCCATTTACTGTGATTACGCCTGCCACTGCTGTCGGCGTAACTTTTACCGATGTTACTGCCGTTAAAACTGATGCAGTATAAGTATAAACGCCTGCTGCCGCTGCTGGTGTTAAAACTGCGCTCTCGTCTATCGAGAAGAACGGAGTAGTTAACCCTGCTGATGTTGCAACCGCAAAGGTAGGTTTGCCTGTCGGCTTGATTGTTGCCGAGAATGGTATTCTACCATCAATCAATGCATCGCCAACTTTAAATCCTGTTACAAACCCTGTGAATGTCCATGTTGCGCCCGTTGCCGCTGGGAATGTGATTACAACTGTTCGTGATGTCTTGCTGTTCATGTCGGTAAGCATCGCGTGCTGTCCTGTTGTATCAGTATAATCAAAATTACCCTCGATTGCTAAATCTGCTGCGGTTAACAATGTAGGTAAAAACTGTCTATACGAATCCGCTGATGCGTGTGTCGTTACATCAACCGTTTCTGCAGTTACCTTTATTCCGCCAATATTAGACAACTCACCAACTGTAACATTGTTCCATTTTAGTGTGGTGCCAAATGCAATATTATTCATGTATTTCCTCCTTTATCTTTTATAAACTGTTCTAAAATTAATCGTCCATTCCTGCCTGCCATTTTCGTCGCGTCCAATGTCTAATATATCGCCCTGCTGATAAATACACTGTATTCGCGTCGATTTAGCCCCGTGTAACAAATCCTTAATCGTTTCGCACAATGTTACACCAGTGGAATATGTAACATGCCTTACGCGGACTTGAAATGTCGGTTCCTCGATTTTACTCTCGGTTAGGCTTCTGGGGTAACCCCCTGTATTATATAATACAACGATATTGTCGGGAGCTGGTGGAGCGTTCCCAATATATACGTTGGTTATACCTACCATTAATGCTTTCACGTCTGTCAATAAATTACTCATGCGCTACCGCCTTCTTCGCTGCATCAATCAGCGCTTTTTCATATTTGCCTTTGTTCGCCTTGTATGGCTCTTCAAGGTATTTTGCTTGCCCGCCGTGTGGGTGCCTGTACCCGACTTCTTCATGGATGCGCAACGCGTATGGTGCCGTGTACCCAACTGTACCCTCTAAATTTACCACTTCCGCAAACGCTGCCGCTTGCAAGAAACCTGTGTCGACGGGCGCTAACGCTTGCGACTTGCCCTGCAAATCCAACACTATGTCTTGCATTTCTTTCGCTACCGCGTTGTGCGTTTTGCTTGGCATGCCTTTTAATATCGCCATCAACTTATCTACTCCGTCAATCTCAATATGCACATTATTGTTCATATTAGGTAAACCTCATACCACTGCGTTGCACCGTCTAATCCAATCATGGACTCCGACGATATTACCCTGCGCCCATCAATCAAATCATTGTTTGATACTGGCGACTTGGTAAACACTACCGCGCTTGATGTGATTTCTTGTCCTTGTGCATCTCGGACTAACTTAAACCCTGTTTCTTTCCTGCCCTTAATCGTTGATGTGGTGTAGGTTGACTCGTTATACTCGTTTGGCGTGCCTGCGTACGACCATATTAAATTTTGGTTTGCATAATTATCTAACATACCCTAAACCCCCCTGCCATATACGGTGCGAGAAGTTCTTTCGCTTCTTGGCTTACAATTCTGTTCTGCGACCCTGTGTATGTTTCCGACAATTTACCTAAACTAAACGACTTCACCCCTTGCCTTTGCAATTCTATTCTGCTTGATGTACCGTTTGCCAACTGCAACGCCAACTCGACTTGCGCGTTTTTAACTTCGGTGGGCACGCTCGGCTGAACATACCAATTATCATTGCTAATTGCGCCCCCTGTATTAATGTACTCTTGGTCGTACTCGGTATAAATCACTCGTGGGAACGCCAAAACCTGTGTTGTAACCGCTTTGTAACCTATCAACGGCTGACGGTCTATTATCTGCGTCGCTTTGCGCAAATGTATGTCCTTGTCGTCACTACTCAACACGTCCCATGCGACGTGTTTTGCGTCCGTTGTGGCGTAATGTGCCACCATGTATGCTGTTGCATCGGCTTGCGAAATATAACTATCTGTTCCTACCGTCAACGCCACTTAAACCACTCCTTTTCTTTGTCATAATCCCCAATCCAATCCCTACCCCATTCAACGCAATATCACCCCACGAAAATATCGTGTCAATCCGCATTTCCTTTATCAACCCCACACACATTAATATAATAGCTACTTGCCACCACTTCATACAACTTGATAATGTATGTGCTAAAATATAAGCTAAAAATAAATGTGCAATGTTGTCGTTGATGAATTTAGCTAATACTCTAAACTCCATATAGTGGCCTTTCTGCCGTGAAAATGCGAGTTACATCTGCTTGAGTGAAAATCTTACCCAACATTCTTAACGGGGACATTTGACCATTAAAAGTAAAGTCTATTGCCCCTGCACGATTGCCTATCCTAACCGCACCTGCAATATCTGGTGGTAAAGCTGTTTCGCTTCCACCACTTGCGGTTACATCAACTGCGTTTACATATATCTTTCTGCTTGTCCCCATTGTAATTATGACCATTTTCCATATAGCAAAAGGTAGGGCATTAACAGATGTTGTTGTTAATGTAGCACCGTTTACAAGTAACCCTATTTGATTTGTTCCTCTAATATAAATGTCATAGCCATTAATGCCTAAGTCACCCGAACTTTTATCTATTATCCTACCTGCATTATTTTCCCCAATACTATTCGCCTTAACCCACGCTATAATAGTCCCACCCTGTGTCATTCTCATACTCGGACTATCAGCTATTTCTATGTATGATGTAGTACCATTGAATGAATTTACCCATACACCACTTGGTAGTTGTGTCCATGTTACATTGGAGAATGTGCCATTGTTGCGATTTCTGCTACCATCAACCAATGATAATGTAGGTGATGTACCCCATTGATACTGTGTGCTATTTAATACATGCGAAGTATTTACTATCCTTATAGGTAACATTTTACCACCTCTATTCTTAATGAAATGCTTGTTTTATTCATAGTCATACCTTAGCCAATCCATACTGTAACGCAACTGAATTATGAAATCTTATACCACTTGCAACAGTTTCAATGCCTGACATGTATGATACTTCGGACATGTAACCGTTGAGGTGTCTATTAGCTGATACCATGTTGCCTATTATTAAATCAGCTGCATTATCAACACTTGCTGTACCTACTGGCGTTGAACTTTCAGTTAATGTTTGAGATACACCATTAAGTATAATTACTGGATTATTAGCTACATTGGTATTATCAAAAGTTACTTGATATGTATATAAATTACCTACAACCAAACTATTTGTAGGTGTATTCCATGAGCCTATTGTTGT